CTATTGCAGACATTCCAGACCGCCAATTGATGGCCGCTCTATTAGCCAGAATGCAAAAAAGAAATGACGCAGCAGCAGAAATAATGTGTACTTTTTTGGTAGGTGAATTACAATGATTGATTGGGAAAGACGTTTTTGGTCTTTGTTTAGAATGGCAGGATTAGAGATTAGAGAACAATGGATTGCTAAATATATTACTCAAGTAACGGAGGAAGAAGAGTGAGTAAGCAGGACTACAGTAGAAGACATCTTAGTACTGATTCATATGCGACTGATGATTGGATTCAAGCTCTATTTCCACTATCGATTAGACCGAGCGACGCAATCGCGCATACGCATTGGTTTGACCCATGTCCGTTAGACAATAATCCTGTTACTGATGGTCTCGCGATCCAATGGTATACTCCAACATTTGTTAATCCGCCTTATTCAAATCCTTTACCGTGGGTTAAGAAAGCAATATACGAGCACATGATTAACGGGCATACTGTTGTTATGTTATTGAAACATGATTCTTCAACGCAATGGTACAAATTATTGCATGAAGCAGGCGCCAAGTTTTTGATGATTCAAGGTCGCTTGAAGTATGGCACAAATCACGGAGCTGCATTTCCGAGCATATTGGCGGTGTTAGCATGAATTGTTTCAAATGTGGTTTTAGATGTATTACAAAATATTGGCATGATTATGGTAGCCGATACGAATGGCATCCACAATTTCATCCTAACTGTCCCTGCACTGCCGTTACAAAATATTGTAACATGTGCGGTTGGGAGTCACACCCTACTAAAGTACCTGAAAAGATTAATCAAGTAAACTAATTGTGTAACCTAGTGCTGTTTGTGCGGCTGGCCCTAAACCACCTGTTGAAAATGCATACCCTATTTTGAATATACCAAGTCCAATGTCTATTATCGCTTCCTCTTGTGTCTCAGCTCTGTATGCTGGAAAATCAAATCCTTTACTTAGTGGTTTATCAGGTTCAACATTAAACATACTAGGGTCAAAGTCCTCCCGTTGGACATAACCTAATGCCGCATATTGTTTAGGTGTCAATGCCTTTTGTACAGTGCTCATGCAGTTTCCCCGCCAATAGGTACGTCATTCATAGCGTTAGCAAGTCTTGTTAGATATTCGCCTTCAGTAAAGTTAGGGTCTTTGCACAAGAAAGTAATGTTAACAGGAGGCCAGTTACAAGATGTAGAACCGACTAAACCAGATAAACCATCTACGTTAACGAATAAGTCAGGCTGTGCAGGTGAAAAGACTTGGTTTCTCATTATAACTACACGATATGCATGTAAATTAGGTCCTGTAATGGCGGATAATGTGCCCCATGTAGATACTGAATCTAGTATAGGCATACCATACATTGTATTGTATTCCGTGTTTAGCAATGGGTCAGGCTGTAACGCACCATTAGTTCGAGTAGCCCCTATAGCATCAGAATACGAGTACATTCGCTTTTCAGCATATACGGTTTGCGTATGTGTAGGTCTATGGTTGCCAGTATCAACAGACCTATCAAGACCTAAATCTCTAAGATTTTCTACGTTAAAATTACTATTCAAAGATTGATTGTTTAATGGTCTTGTCAAAATGTAAATGTACTCTTCCATTTGGTCATGATTGTTACCGTTAATGTGAAATCCTAATGGTACTGGTGACGTGCGTTGTATTGATACTTCCATCGGTTGCATTACTTCATTATTCATAGTCATAAATTCTAAATCAATTCTAGCATATTGAATAAAACTCCCGTTTATTGTGCCGCTTGGTGCACCTGCATTAAGCGGCGCAATAATTTGTGAAATTCCATTACCAGTTACACCTAATGTTGTTGGTTCAAATGACGCTACATCTCTACCAATACTAACGTTGACTGGACCAAAATCAACATCTATCATTCTAGTACTTTTGTCTATTATGCGTGCCAACGCTATCACCTCTTTGCTCGTTGTAGTTTTCTAAACTCTCTTGACATTCGTTTAAGGTCAAGTCGCCCCTTTCGAGTTCCAGATTTAAACTTAATTTGGTTTTTCTTCTGCCCCATATACTTCTGCCAAGCAGACTTGGTACGCTTCTTAGTAGACTTAACAGCAGACTTAACAACCTGAGCACCCGCCTTTTTTGCCTGTGATCGCGCTTCTCTCTTAGCACCTTCTACAAACAGATCGCGGAGCTCTTCCAACGTGCCTTCTACTTTTACCAAGTAGAACACCTCAAGCAACGTTGCCAGTCTGTGTTAGTACAAGAGCCATGTAATCTTTAGCAGATGGTTTGACAATCTTGCCTTTTAGTCTTAGAGTAAAGTTACCAGTACCAGTACTTACTTCATTTCGAAGATAAATTGTTTTAGATACAATTAGAGGCGTAAGGCTACTAAATGATTCTTGGTGAAACATACCTAGCGTAGCATTGTCAAACGTTTGGCGTTGTACATACAAAGATGTTCTATCTGCATGTGATACAAACGAACCAATATTAGAATCTGCTAATTGAAATATTGCTTCAGTATCAGAGGAAGGAAATGAATCAGTAGGGTCAAGAACGATATCTACTTCATGCACCTCAAACGCTTCATTATCTGCAATGTCAACATAATCAGTTAGGTCTAATGCGTCATTTTTTGCTGTTGTTGTACTTAGAACTCCCAAGTATATTTCGAATTCATTGGTTTTTGCCATGAACCTATCATGATAGAAGAAGTAAATAAATAATACTACTAACCCTTCCTTGAACAGGTGCGTTGACACATATCGCATAACTGCCCCGCAGTGCGTTGAATCGGAGACATCTTTAAGTAGGGTGCACCCACCCGCATGTCTGAAGGGGTAACTAACAATGCCGAAAACAAAAATTAACGTGCTTTTACCAATAAGAATGGTCGGAGAATTAGACAAATACAGTAGGAATAATACAAGGTCGCAGTTTATTGAAATGGCGATTAGACAAAGGCTTGACAATGAAGCCACTTTTTCTATTGCAGACATTCCAGACCGCCAATTGATGGCCGCTCTATTAGCCAGAATGCAAAAAAGAAATGACGCAGCAGCAGAAATAATGTGTACTTTTTTGGTAGGTGAATTACAATGATTGATTG